AACCAGGTGTTATTGATGTTGCTGGTGTAGGTTTAAAGTTAAACGCATTAGAGTATTCTAAAGATCTCAATCCAGAGTTACAAAACCTAGAGGAGATCTTTAAAAAGTCACCAACAGCTCTTATTGGTAACAATAACTCAGCTCCTAAGTTATTTACAATTCTAGTTTCTCCAGATACTACCAAGTTATCAAGAACCTTATTCCTAATTGCTGGCTCATTAACCGATAGCTCTAAGATAGATGGATATGGTGACTGTCCATAGAAAGAACCAGGTACTCCACCCCTATGCTTCCATAAGATTCCAGATACACCATTTACATTTGTGTTTACGCAAGTATAGAGCTCTATGCCAGAATTAATAAACATGTTTGGTTTATACCTATGTAAGGCAGCCCATTTACCAGTTACAAAAGAGAATGAGGCTGTGAAATCTTTTGATGTGTCATCATTACTTCTTCTGCAGATAATTAATCTTCTTCCCGCAGCATCATACCCAATACCAATACCATGTCCATTTGGATTTTGGAATTGATCATTTTCTTGATATGACTTATTATTAGGAACAATAAATTCTGAATTATCAGCAAAGAAGTGAAACATCCCATCAATGGAAACTTCTTCAAGCCCTCTTGATAATAAGAAAACCTTCCCTTGAGCCCTGTCAATGAAGTATCTTCCTCTTGGAGTATTAACACCGCTAAAAGAATCTTGAGAGCCACCATAGCCACCGGAGATAGTTAGAAGCTCCTGCTCAGGCATACTGAATAATCCACTTGCGCCTAATGTTGCCTGAACACCATTATTAGCAGAGATTACTGCAGTTGTCTGCATGTTTGTTTTATAAGTTGAACTTATGCATTGCGCATAAATATCATTGTCATAGGCAAACAAATTCCAGATTGGCCCTCTATTTTTAGGAATATCCTTGTAATTATTTTGTCTAAATATTAAATACCTATCAGTACCTTCACCTTCAATTGACTGATCAGAATAAATAATCCTATCAGCAAAGTTAAATACTTGGTCAAAGAACTCAGACTTTGTTAACCAAATATTAAAATTGTTTTCTGCAGAGTACGCGTCATTATAAGTGGAGTCTTGAATACCATATCTCTTAAAAAAGGTATTTCTAAATGTATCAATAAACCTGTCATTGGAAATATAATCAACATAAGGAGTTGCCTTTTGACTACCATTATTACTAGTTAACCTATGTCTTAAGTCACAGTTATACTGGCTTTCAATATAAGTACCAACACCGCCAGCCCATGCTCCAAGAGTTTTTGAAGCCCCATCATCAACATATTTTGGTATTTGATTAACAGCTGTAAACCTAGAAATGAATGTATCTCCTCCAAGAATATATGCATCTGCAATAGTCGGTATTAACTCACAACTAATATACTCAGATGAATACAATGTTGTATAACAGTTTGGATTCTCATTTTCAAGATTCATAACATAACTGTCAGCCCATCCACCATTATACAGTAACAATCTATTGTTAATATCATCAGTTGGATTTTGCCTTAAATTTATACCAAGGTGATTTGTCTGTACAGGCAATGAGATTAAACTAACAGTTCCAATCCCAAACTGAGTACCAAACTGATCCATCAGTGTAGATGGTTGAAGTAAACTATTGGCTGGATTTATCCAGTACTGATCTATAGTTACAGTTTTATCAATCTTTGCAAAAAGATTGTTAACAACCTCTACGCCAGGAGTGTACCAAGTAAACTCTGTATTTGTGCCAAGATTATAATTATCAGTACTGCCCTGGGTGACGTAATTCCAAGAGCCATCAATATTTAGGCCATATCCATAGGAATTAATTACCGGAGTACCAATAGCTCTTTCTGGTCTAATCTTGGAAACCTGCAATGAAGTGCTTTGTCCAAACACTGTTTCTGGTGAAATAAAACCACAAATTTGCTTTGCTCTTAAATTTGCATTTAAAGTACCAGGAGACATTTGATACAGAATAACTCTTCCTTCTATTGTGACTGATGAAAAACCAATCTGTGCATTGTTAAGTGCAATTTCAAACTGGCTTGAATTCTCTGGGTATCCAAATGCAGTGTTACATCTTGTTTGGTTTCCACTAAAGCCTCCCCAATTAAGATCCTGAATATACTTCTGAATAAGACCTTGAGAGACAATGGTTTTATTTGAGTCATTATTTCTCTGTCTTCTAACCAATCTATATCCAGTAATTCTTGCTCTTAATAGAGGGTCTGGAATAAGCAATAATGCATTGGCAACATTAGTAACATTTACACCAATGGCCATAACAACATGATCAGAGCCAGACTGCATTAAGTCATACTTAGGAATAACATGATACCTAACATGGTCATCTTCTAGTCCAGTAAAATATGGAGATCCAGTCTTGTATTGTTGTTGACTAGCGTAGTAAGTCCCAAATGTTCCAGGTGAAGCTGGTGGATATTTCTGTCCATAAATTATTGGAGAAGCAGATACTTTTGGTGCAGCAATATGATAAGCATTGGTCTCTGTTGTTTCATCTATAATAAATACTATGGCAAATGAATATACTTCATCGCGCATATATGACTTATTGGTAACACAAGTACCACCATCCTTGTATCCACCAGTACCATTGTATTCAACAATATTGGTATCAATTGGCTTTTGCCAAGGAGTTAGACTAATTGCATTAGCAATAGCTTCAAAATCAATTGGAAGCTCTTCTTTTCTAAGATTAGCAAACAGTAATCTGTTATATAACTGAGCGACTTCTTTTGCATATCTATAATCAGCAAATGGAATAGTAACTTCTGCTAATGATATTTGAGTTGAAGGTTCATTACCGGTAATCTGAATATTCATTTTACCAGCAATAAATCTTGCCCTGTATGGAACATCAAGAAGAAATACACTTGGAGTATTTGAGAAACCAATAAATGTTATCAGTGCAATTTTAAAGCTAACATAAGAAGGATCAAATGCTGCCTCATTAATTGTTAGTTCAAATATCTTATTTGCTTTTACATCATTATAAGCTCCATCAAACACTGGGATATTTCCTGGGCCAGGAAGATAATCATCCACTACAGGATATGGGTTTGTAAATGTAGAATACCCAACAACAGTATCTGAAGCATCTGTGTACCCAATGGCAAATAAATATGAAGAACACGCAATAGCCCCTCCACCATCCTGCATAGATACATCAATCAGTGGAGTTGATACTCCAGAGAGAAGCTTACCTAGGAATCCAGAATAAACACCGGCATTATTTTTTACCCTGATATACCTGATTGGGTTTAAGTTATCAGTAAAGTATAACCCAATGTCTCCATTAAAAAGAATCTTTGCCTCAGCTTTCACACGAAAGTTTATATCAAACCCAAGATTATAAACCACATCTGGAGGAAGTGTTGGGTCAATATTTACGCGAATTAATTTTGAAGTGCCATCAGTTTTATTGCAGATTGTTATATAATCCCTTCCAAGTGGATTAGTCGAAAATACAAACACCAAATTATCAATAGTTGTGGACCCAATAACATTAGCATCAGGGTCTAAAGGAGTAACTCGAGGTATTGTATTGTCTGGTAATGCAAAGGCGCTAGAGTTTCCTTCTTCAGTCTCTAGCATGGCATCATGCTCCCTATTACTGACAGTCATTCCTTCAGCAAGGGTATATGTGTTTGCTGGTTGGAAAGAAGGATCTACATCCTTATTCATTCCACCAACAAGTATATTAGAATAGTCCAGATTTGAATCCTTTGGTTTAAGGAGCTTTCTTAATTCATCATCAATAGCCATTGTAATTTAGATTAAAGGATACCATTATTTCCAGTCAAGCCAATAGCCCCTAAGCCATTAGTTCTTGAGTTAACACCAATATCTGTAAAGCCATAAGACTCTTGCTGTAATAGAGGTTTAAGTCTAAGCCAGTTATTCTTAATGCTTTCCATTTTATCAAGAGTAGGCATGTTCATTTCTCCTCTTGCTTGAGAACAATACCAATGCCAATCTTCTTGCATATCCTTGTATACTGATGGGGGTATTTGTCCAAGAATATACTTAGAATAATAGAACTTCATTACAACATATTTGAACAAAGCTTCTCTAACAGATGCCATATCAGGAATCATTGGGTATCCATCGCAATCCACAAGAAGACCAAGATAAGAAAGAGAAACAAGGCCAGAAGAAAAATTGAAATTAAACCAGCCACCATTAACAACATATCCTGGTCTAGTATTGGTAAAGCCAGAATTACCAGCAGCAGTAGCAATAGTTTCATTTCCATTTACATTGTTTGGATTGTTTATATTACCAGTCCCGCAATTTATGAAAATTGGGGTTCCATCTGCCTGAGTAAATTCACCACATATTTTAGGTACTGGCTGTGTATATGGCTGTTTGAAGAATTTGGCATCCTGCATGTCCATAGTTCCGGTCAAATATGATAATGGTCTACCTCCGGTATTCATTGCTGTAAGCTTAACCAGGTCGCAAGGAATAGGATACTTAAAGCTGTCACAAAGTTCAAACTGAATACCTTTTGCAACATACTGGTTATAACTACCAATGTGTTCAAGTCCCTCAGCAATCCACTCTATAGTGTCCCAGATCCTTTCATCATTGGTCATATTCAGATCCCTAACAATCTTAGTTATGAGAACTTTTATGGATGTGTATTTATTAACCATGTCATTTCTTGTTTACAAAGTAAGAAGGGAAAGAGTTACCATCCCTATGAAACTCAATCAATCTTTTATTAGTTTCCCTAGTGTGCAATACTGTATACTTCATTCTCCATGAAGGAATAAGTTTACACTTTAAACTTGCCAATCCTTGGGTATTATCTTTTCTGCACTTTCTGATAGTATACTTAGAAGTAAACCTTTCTACACCAGCAAAGAATATTGTACCAATTCCTCTTAAATGAATTATCTCATAATCTAATAAAAAATCCATAATAACTTCGCCAAGAACTTTAATTACTTCGAGAAACTCCCCCCTCTTCATTTTTAAAGATTTGTTATTCATCTTACAAAGAGAGTAGGACATTTTCATTCTGTCATAATCAAAACCTGCGGGATATATATTCTTTCCATGTAATCCAAAGACCCCAGAAGAAATCTCTGTAAAATCTTGTAGATCATTAACCTGATCATTAAGAATCCTATCCTTGGCTTCTTTGGTTATTAGTATCATTTTGAATATCAGGATTAGTTGAAGAAATGATTCTAAGTTCTTTTGAAAGTATTTCACTATTAATGATCGGAATCATTGATGCAGCTATTGGGTAAGTCTCATCCCAAGAAAAACATCCACCATCACATGTTCCTGCTCCACTTATAAAGTGTGGATGTTCAAATACTCCTGATACAGAAAGTGTAGTTACTGCTGGATCCATGTTTATTGCTAATACATGGTTGTTTTTAATCCAAACCTTAATCAACTTTCCGGTATACTTACTATAATTCCATCTAACCTGAGTCTCTGGTACTATTTGGTATGAGACAGAGCCATCAGCACTACCAATCTTCATAAGTAAACTCATAAACTTTGAGTCAATAACTGTTGGTAATTTCTGTACACTTTTCATGATTCTTGTTCCAGTATCAAGACCAGGGCAACAATCAGAATAATCCCCACACTCCATATTAATACAAAAATCTTGAACCAGATTTGAATTAATTGCAGAGCCCTTATCAAGTTCTCTCCTAATAAATAATGCCCTATATGTATTAAAAATAAACAAAAGCTGCTCATCTTCAATGTTATAGTCATCGCTTGAGATACCACTAGAATATATGTTTCTAAGGTTATTTACAATTTCTGCGTATGTTGCCATCACCTTTATGTTTAGATAATATACGAATATTAAAATAAAAAAAGCCACACCCAAAGAGTGTGGCTTTAATTTTAATCACCCCAATATTAATTAATTACCAATCCAGCTTGCCGCTAAGTTTGTTGTTCCAGAACTTAACAGTGTAGTCAATGCTGTACTACCTGCGGATGGGGCTGCCACTAAAGAAGCAACATAAGCAGTTGACACAATTGGAGCATTGGAGTTACCTTCAGATAATCCAGAATAATAATGTCTATGAACAACAGTAAAGGTGTCATAACCAACATACATTGATACTGGTGTTAATGCAGGAATTGCTGTCAATGCAGGAATATTCAATTCAATCACAAGTGCTGTTTTCTTAGCAATCACATAAGTATTACCAAGGATTACAATTGCTTGTCCAGCTCTTAAGGCATAAGTACCAGCTTGATCAGCAGTAAGAGTTACTGTTGTTGAACCCAAAGTACCAGTTGCGGTTGGAACACCTGCAAGGATTCTGTCTTGTGCATAATAGAATGTAGTTCCACCGTTGTAATCAGCAGGAACCCAGTTTACCTGAAGACCTCTATATCCTTTGTAATACTGCTCCATTTCTGAAACTGTAGGATATGCTCCAACACCTTTGTCAGCACCAATATATGTTGGGACAATGTTTGTTGGAAAGTTGGTTCCAAGAATAAACTCAAAGGTAATGTCAGACTTGTTAGCTTTACCAGCAAGCAATAATTCACCAGCAGTTGTACTATTGATTGTTGCTGTAATTTCATTGTAATTGAAATCAGCATTAACCAATGTAACAACTTGTGCTAAGAATTGAGCAAGAGTTAAAGCAACAGTTGTACCACCATTAATTACATAATTGTGTCTGAATACTTCAAAAGATTGTGAATCTTTTCTTTCAATTGCAAAATTGTAATTGACATTTACCAATGGAACAAATCCAGTAAAATTAACAATACCAGTCTGCGTGTTTAATGCAACAAAGTTTTGTTGAGTGTATCTCTGTATTTGTCCTTTTTGAATGTAATTAGACAACCTTCTGATTGGTTGTCCATTCTCAATACAAGACTGAATAAACTGAATTGCATTGGATGTGGTAGCATTGGTGGTAGCAATCCCTGCTGGGAAATCTATAACACCAAGTTGATTTGTTGGAGGTGATGCTAAAGCGGAATAATCAGTTCCAATCTCTACATCAAGCACGCTTTTGCCTACAATAGTACTCATCTCTTTTTTAAATTTGAAGTTTGTGTTATCTGTTAGTTAAATAGAACATACTATTCAACGTCTTTATACTCGTTAAGGATAGTGTTATATCTTCCTGATTCAATATTTTCAAGAATCATTCTGACACAAAGTTTCACTATCTCATTATGAACAAGGTCTGGAAGTTCTATTTGTGAGTTCATATTTGTATATGCATTCACAGGATCTCCTATCAGTGTTGCTAATATTGATTTTGGTCTTCTTATATACGTAATAAGAAACTTATCAGTAACTAAGCCAGGAACTACAAATATAATTATAGTCTTTTGCTCAAACATATAAAGTAGCTTTGTTCCTGTTGGTCTATTAAAAGGATCAGCAAGAGCAGCCGCTATTTCATCATGACTAATTTGTTTTGTTCTTAAAACCTTAGAGAAACAATTTCCCAAATACCCATACCCAATTACATTGGATAATATCCAATAATCAATTGGAAGTGTTGCTTGTAAAACATTGACACCTTGTTGTACACCAAAATTATAATATGGTGCAGGAATAAAGGTTAAATTATCAGTAGTTGTAACAAGTGTTCTAATATCATCAACTCTTTTTTCAGTAGTTTCAAATGACTTTTGAACATTGTTATTAATACCATACCTTAACTTCACAAACTCTTTAGTAGCCTCATCCATCCAAAAGGCCAAATCCTCTGGCTGAAAGTCAGCCAGAGCATGAGACCCAGATTTATCTAGTTGGTATCTAGTACTATCAAGAGATTCTGTTAGTGTCATTATTTATTCAGCCTATAAAGCTGTGTTAACAAGTCATCATTTGCACCATTATTCAAATACTCAACAGCAAGTTCTTCATTTCCACCAATACAGGTTTCTTCATAGAAGATTGCCTTACCATTTCTTCTTAAGACCCCTTTCAATATTAAAGAGCTGATAAGAATTTTAATTGCTTTGTGAATATCATCATAACGCAAAATAAACCTCTCTGGATCAACAGCAATAAAATCTCTAAGCCTTTTTAATACAATCTCATCAGAGAATGTATCTGGAACTATTCCATACAATTTCAAGAAATCTCTTCTATCAACTGATGACATTTTTTTCAGTGCTGCAAAGCAATCAAGTTCTACCTCCATTTTAAGGTTAGAAATTTTTGCCTCTGCAGTTTCATCTTCAATAAAGAAGAAATGAATTGCTGGGTTTGCTCCTGATTTTGAACTAGCAATCCAAGAATGCACTTGGCAGAACTTGTATTTAACCATATTATCAGGAACTGCAACATCAAGTTTTAATCCTTTATCTGTAAATCTCAATTGATAGCCCAAAAGAAAATCTCTGTAATTGGCTCTAGGATTAAATTTCCTTACCAATAATTCAAATTCTTCCTCTGAGATAAACTCAATTGGATTGTCATATTCGTCTTTTTGTGTAGCCAGAATCAAAGTTCCATTTGGTAATAACTTATTAACCTTACCGCCATTTAGGTTTGACTTAACTGTACCTCCAGTAGTTTCTACTGGCTTAATATTTACAATGTGTTTAATCTTTGTTTTTACCGGTGTATTGGCTATTGCAAGGATTGTATCATCATTTAGTTTTTCAACAGGAGCTTCATCTACAGGAGCAACTGGTTTTTTGTTTGTAAATCCCATATAACTAATTAATTTCTAACTATTTAACAAATAAATAAAATAACAGAGTGTCACTAATGACACTCTGTTAAGTTTAATTTATGCTCTGATCAATTGACCACAAGCTAATGGGTTAGTTACCTTGATACCTTGTTCAGATAAGAAGTGACATTCAAAACCATCAAAAGAAGATGATCTTAATGTTTTACTAACACCAGAATCTTGACCAGGTTCAGGTGAAGTAGAACCTGCAGTGTACCACATTAACATACTTCTGTTTCTACCATCTGCGCCTTTAGTCACCATAGAGATGTTTGGCTCATTTGCATAATCAGAGAAGTCTAAGAATACCATTCTTGAAGACTCTTTAGTATATCCTGTTTGTGGATCAATGGTTGTGAACTTAGTTTTGTCATCAAACATTGGGTTGTAAACCACTGTAAGCTCAGTACCAAGCAAGCCTGTGTATGTTCTCCAGTTTTGGTTTTCAAATTTCAACTTACCATTTGACTTGGTAGTGAAAGTTGTATCCACAATTTGATAGTTTTTGTACTCTTGAAGAATTGCTTTTGAGAACGATTGCATACCAGCAGCACCGGTTACCATGATCAATTTCTTATTCTCAGCATCTCTAGAAGCAATTTGCAAAGTAGTCAAGAAATCATTAAAAAAGTCAGTGGTAAGTGTATTGTAGTTCCAAGTGTTTGCAGAAGCAATTTGGTCTAAAATACCAGCACCAATTCTTACAGGTCTACCATTAGTTCCTTGTAATGGAATCTCACCACTTGACAATTTGTTGAACTTACCATAGAATCTGTAATATTCCATTTGTTGTTCCCACAACATCATTTTCTGATACTCAGAAGCATAAAGCCACATGTAAGATTTCTTACCTGACTCTTTACCCATTTCAAGCACCATAACATCTGTTGCAGCAGAACCAGTCATACCATAAGACATACGCAAAGTAGTCATTTGGTTTTGGAACCACATTGGGTAAGCTTCAAATGATCCACCGCCTTTAGACCCTTCTTCATAAGCTGTGTAGAACATTGCTACCAACTTACCAACAACTGTATCAGCTGCAGGAATAAAAACTGCTGGGTCATTATCAACAATTACACAAGTGTGTAACCATCCAGAACCTAATTGTACAGGCTCTAATTGTACCCTTGCTTGAATACCAGATTCAAATCTGACAATACAACCTTCAAAGAAGTATTTTTCAGCCAAGACAATTTGGAAAGGCACAAAGCCAGCTCCCTTATTACCTGGTGTTGGGTCATCGGATATTTGGATTGGTTTAGTAATGTCACCCATTAAAGGCCACATATACTCGGCATTGCCAAGAGATTTGTAATTCTTTGCAATTCTACCTGTACCAGCAGTAAGGAATGATGTAAAGAATTTATCACCCATTGCGTAAGCAAGAGTATTGTAAATCTCTGGTTTTGTTAGCAGGTTAGTTGCTAATGAGTTGCTATCCGTAAAGCTACCATCAGTGATTTTAACCTTATGCCATTGCAGTTTGTTGATCTTATCAATTGCCATGATTCCTTATTGTTTTTTATATATAAAATTTAAAGTTACTATTCCATAATCCAGTCATTAGCATTAAAGTCTTCAGGAGCTAACCTCTTATTCTTCCCATCTTTATTAAGAGAAGAAGTATGTTTAGATTGAGAATCTGTAAACTTCTCTAAGTTTACTCTTAGATCTTTGGTAGCCTTATCTGTAGACATTGCTAATATCTTTTCCTTACTAATACCTCTATACGCAAACATAAGCATTTTAAGTTCCATTTCTGGATCAGCCTTAAACATTTTCTGATATGCTGTTTCTCCCTTCTTATCAGGAACATAAGCAAACTCAAAAAACTTATCCTTATCTGCCTTGTTCTTAAATGGTAAACCAGCTATCTCATCTTTAGATTGGATGATGTTGTAGGTATTTTCAAGAGCTTTCTCAGAAGCTTCATAATCACTTTTCAATGCATCAAGCCTTGCTTTTTCATTTGCCGCAGACTCACTCTTTTGCCAAGAGTCTAATTGCTTTACAAACTTTGGAGCTAACTTAGCAAGAGCATTTGATTCTTCCAAATCTTTTACTGTTTCCTCAGCCTCCTCAACTGATTGCCCAGTCTTTGTGTAATACTCTACACCAAGCATTCTTAAGTTGTTTTCATCCTCAAGATCTATAACAGTATAGTCTGTTTCTGAGTTATAGTTTTCTAAGAATTGCTCAGGCTTTCCGCCATTTCTCAAATACTGATCAAAGCTTTCAGAAATATTATTGGCATACTCTGGCTTAGAATTTTCTTCAATAATATTTGTAATGTAATCAGTAAGAGTATCAACATTTGAAAGGTCTGCCCCTTTAAAGGCATCTGCGTCAAAGTCCCATCCAAACTTATCATGAATAACCTCAATAATAGGAAGAACACTAAAGCCATCTGCATTTACCTCTTCTCCAGGTTCATCACCAAAGAATGTTTTCTTTTCTTCATTATCCTCTTCAGGTTTTACCTCAGGCTTTGGCGCATCTGCTTTATCACCAAACTCAGGAGGAGTATCACCACCTTTATCTTTAATAACGGCAATTTCTTTTACAGGTTCTGGTGTAATTGCTTTAGATGCAACTTCTTCCATTTGGAATTGGTTCTCACCCTCGTCAAAGAATCCATCAACTGTTATTGCTTTTGACTTTAAAAACTCTCCGTTTCCAATTTCTTCTTTTGGTAAATCGCTCATCTTATTTTCTATTTAACTATTTAACTACTTTCTTTTTTGACAATGACTTTTCATATTCATCAAGGTCCGCTAACTGCGTAGAGTCCATTCCTAGATCAATATTTGCATTATTATTATCTCCATATTCTTTTCCTACTTTTTTAAGTGCCTCTTTTCTGTTATCACTTGATGGAGAGTTTGAGTATCCTATTGCGTTTTTAACTACCTGCTGCCCAGTTGCTATACCGAGTAATCCAGTAGTTGTTGCAGCACCAAGAACAGTTGCATACTTTGCTTTGCCCATAAGTGTACTTTTATCATAATAAGCATGTCTGCTTGGTGATGCAATTTGCCAAGGCTTTAATGGGTTAATCCCTTTGTATCCTTCTGACTTTTCAACTATTGGTTTGGATTTTTCTTTTGGATTTTTAACTTTAGTTTTTGATTGTTGATCAATTGCTTCAGAGTATTTGGTCTTAAACAATTCATCTTCATCAACCTCAAGTTCTTCTTCAGGATATGCATTTGGGTTTTGATTTCTTGCTTTAGTTGCTTTTGCCTTTGCTGTTTTTATATACTGATCATTTATTGGGTTATCAATATCTAGCGCTACCCTTTTAAATTTACTAGGCTGAACTGGTGATTTTTTCCCAAATGAAAATATTGAATTTGAAACAACTGGAATATCATCTGCCATCCCAGCAAGCCTAGATAACTTATTAGTAGTACCAGGCTTCATGCGCAATCTTGCTTCTGCTAGTGTACCAATAATAGCTGCGGCAGTGGTTCCATATTTTCTAGCAAAATTCTCAACATTTTCCGCACCCTCCTTGCCAAGTGCTTTTTTCATGATAGGCCTAACATCTTGCTTGTATGTAGATTTTGCCTGGTCAATTTTTTCTCCAGCATATTTTGCTACATCACTGTTTGCAACATCCTTTACAAACTTTTCATTTACAACTGCGGCCTCTTGGTCTTCTTTTTTAATAGCATTCTTTCTGTTATTGTTAATCTGGGCAATCATGTTTGGCCCAACAGTAAAGTTACTTTTGCTTTTTGAGTTTAATTTTTCAAGCGCTTCTTGATTTTTATCAAGATACTTTCCAATCCTTTCTGGAATACTTGGCTCCAACTTAGATCCTCTCCCGGTTGTTTGAGGCCTTACATAGCCAGTAGACTCTGCAGCCATTCCCTTTTCAGGCATAGGCATATACTTCAATGGAGGTTTAATTTCCTTTGTTGTATTTTTAACAGGTGCTTTTTTCTTTTTAGGATCTGGCATGACTATTATTTCTTAGAGTTATTTTGTCTACCCTGCTTATTTATCTCTGCAACCTTTATATCGTTAGCCATGTTTTCTCTTTCTACTTGCAATTTAGCAAGTTCACTTGAAGATTTCATATCTATCTCTTTACTTTTTAAACCAAGTTCAGCTTTTTTAATAGAAACATCAGAAGCAATCTTAAGTTCAGCAATTCCATTTTTGGCCTCTTCAATGATTCTCTTATCATCAGTGTCTGTTGGTGTTGCTGATGCAAAGCCAAGGGATGTAATTTCTGTTTTTCTGATTTCCATGTCCCTGTCAAGCTGATTCTGCTCTGCCTCAAATGCTCTTTGTTTATCAAGGGCTTGATCCTTGAATTGCTCAATCTGCATTTGGTTTTGATGTTGCTGTTCTTGTTGTTGTAATGCATTTTGCTGAGCCTCTTGAGCTAGTTTAGTTCTTGACAATTCAAGTATTCTGATGGAATCAGAAATACTATCAGTGTTTATAACTCTTAATACGTCTGCCAAACTAGCCTGGTTATTAGCCATAGCATTAGAAGCATATTGTTCAAGTAACTGTTTAGATTTAATATCCTTACCAGAGTTGGTAATGAAAACACCATAGTCAGCATCTATAAGTTCATCCTTATCTAAATCAAGAATAATTTCAGATAAGTCATCTAGTACAATTTTACCCTTCTTACCCTTCTTCCATGCATACTTAGCCTCTTCAAGAAGGTTTGTCATTACCCTTCTCTTACATTCATTGTGGGTGTAGTACAGATATTCAGTAACAGAATTAGATCCATCTACTGCCATCTCAGTTGCCTGAGCTCCATTATACTGAGAAAGCTGTCCTTGTCTTTGTGGAGATATACCAATAATATCTGTAATAAGAGCATCCAATTTGTCTAAGATTCCGATATACTGATTTATGGATGCACTTAATGTTAAGTCAATAGAATTAAATTGATTAAACCTTGAAAGCTGACCAGCACTGGTTCCGCGCTTACCCTCTTCAAAAGAGTTGATAAATGCAATACCCATTGACTTAAGATAGTAAAGCCATTTCTCCATATCAAAACCTTCTGACCTTGGTATTTGGGCAACATCAAAAAGCAAGACTTTACCCGAAGCTTTTGAAACCTCTATCTCAAGCCTATACATGTAAATGCAATACAGATAAATCATTTCCTTAACACGATTTACCACTGAGTACTTCATATTGGAAACACCGGTATATGGCAATCTTGTTTTCTGAGGATTGTCAATAGTTCTGTATTGCTGTATTCTTGGTTTTGCTTCAATGAAAACATCTTGACCAATTCTGGTTACTTCCCATGTTTGGTTTATCCATTCCCAATTAATTTCAATATCATCTGGTTGTTTTTTATAAGTATCATCAACCATTTTTTCAAGCTCCTGCGCAGACTCCTCATCATAGTACTTGACAAAGCCAACCTTTGCAAGAGACTTCCATACAAAGTGAGTAACCTTGATTATTGTGTTTGAGTTAATATTAAAACCATAATCACTATTATTTCTAAAAGAACCAAGAGTTTCATCATAATTGATATTCGCTGTAGTTCCGCCATAACCCATCATTTGATTTAAACTTCCCTTCAAATTCTCAACATACTGAATCTGATTATCGGTAAGAACATCACCAAATTCATCATACACTTTAGATGCAGGGATCCATCTGTATTCCATTGCCCATGAAGAATCTTCTATGTATTTAACCTCAGAAGACTGATCATAGTAAAAGTTAAATGGATTTACGCGCCTTGCCACAGGCTCTCCATTTCTTATTCCAGTAAAATAAATATCATCACCAGTGGTGTATAAATCTTGAAATCCATCATTAAACATATCCTTGAGCTTTAGTTGCTCCATAAGATATTGCATGGATTTATTAGCCACAATCTCTCTTTGGCACTTATAATTAGTATTAACATACTCATTAAACTTGCGTGGATCTTGTGGTGGAGGTGGTTGTTCTCCTGGTTGTGGTGGAGGAGGTGGATTCTTAGCTGCAGCTTCATCCATTTGAGCTTGAATATATTTATCAAACATCTTCAACACCTCTTCGGTTTTTTCCCTTTGAATAGTTGTTAAAGATGTTGCATCAATAGGTGTAGCTCTAAATACAAATGGCCTTTTAATTTCATCACCAAAAAGAGTATGAAGCTTAGAGGAAAGCCTATCATAATATCTCATTTCTGCTTGGGCATTAGGAGTCATCTCTCCATAAGGCTTAAGGACATATTCAATATCTCTATTGTTTAGTTTCCCATTTGTAAGATCCTTCAGGATACTTCTTTGATAATTTATATCATTAAGTGTTCCATAGGTAAGCCCAGCAATCCCCTCCACAGATGTGAGCATCTGTTTTGCAAATTCCTCTAGTGAGCCATACTTACTGATTCTTTCACTTATGGTCAATTTCTGACTTGGAAACCCTGAAGACATATCCTTTTAATTTAACTATTAATTATACCCCAATAGCAATATAAGGGGCAGTTGTGGCTGCAGTTGATGCAGCAGTTGATGCTGGTAATGTTCCTGCACCATTGAATAAAGATGATGTTATTAATGCATTTCCAAGACTTGTATATGCGGCAAAGTTTACCGCCCCAGTAACACCTTTTAATGCAACCCTATAAACAGTCCCGGAAACCAAAGTAAATGCTGGAACAGATACAACATTATAGCCAACCACAATTGATGCTGATAATATTTGCCCTTGTGTGTGAAGCGTTGCTCCAGTGGTGTCATATATTCCAACCATTATTGTATCACCAGCAGCTACACTAGTGGCAAAGAAGTATATCTTTGTTACAGTTAATGATGCAGCAGCTACAATTTTTGTTATTAAAATTATATTTACAGATGTATTACTAGACTGTACTAAAGATACTGGGCAATCTTCAATAACACTTATTGTTGGCGGAATTACAGATCCACCAACACCAGCACCAATAGAACCAAACTTATCAAGTTGTTGAAATAATGCATCACCAGCAGATATGGCTGTTGCAAGGTTTGTTGTTCCTTGTTTTACTATTAAGAAGTATCTTCTTACCGCAAGAGTACTTGTTGGGGAAGCTATAAATGTATCACTTGAAACTCCTACTTTAGCTTCCTGAAAGCTATTGTAAACAGTTTGCCCATATTGCATTATTGCAGACTGATCTGGCAGTACAGAGCACAAATGAGCAACCCATTTATTCCCAACAGGTATTGCCGTAAGCACACCTGCATTATCATAATTTAATGTATCAACACTTGTTGACACTGTAAATGTATCATTTCTTAGTGACCTATAAAAGCTTGGGGCTATCTTAGATGTCAACGGAATAGTATCTGCACTTGCTGTTAATCCATCCCATCCTGCACCATAGGAATAAATAGTTCCTGATGAAATATTTATGGTTAAAAGTGTACCATTTGCAGCAAATATATTACCCTCAACATTAAAATCACCTATGGCAGCTCCAAGATTTCTTGCCCCCATGTTTGCATAGTTAATTTGATTAACTATACTGCCAGATGATGTAACCGATGTGTGATTTGGGTGTGCAATATAT